TCCACCATCTTTATACCATTTGATAGTTCCTAAAGCTGTAATAGCAGCGCCAGTTAATTCTGTAGCGCCTTTATAAACATGTGCAGTTAAAGTTGTGGCAATTGCGGTATTTTTAAATACATTTCCATTAGACGAAGTAATATTCATATAGATTGCATCATCACCTTTAGCACCTGTTTCCCCTTTATCTCCTTTATCACCTTTTGCCCCGTTAGCACCATTTTTAGATACAGTATAGCTAACAGCTGTCTTACCATCACTATAAGTCACTGTTACTCTTGTCCAAATATATTGCCCAGCAGTTGCTGTTGGTGGAGTTGTAGACCATCCACTAGTTGGTGTTGTTGTTCCGCTTGTTGATTGAACGTATTCAGTAACTGTTTTAGATACTGTAGGTGATGAACCATTAGCGCCTTGTCTAGCGACTGAATAAGATACTGTAGAAGTACCATCACTATAAGTTACTGTTGTTTTTGTCCATAAGTAGTTTCCTGCGCTAACTGATGGAATAGTATCTTGCCATCCACTAGTTGGTGTTGTTGTACCACTTGAAGAACCGACATATTGAATTGATTTAGATGAGATTTTAACACTTGTACCTTGAATTCCTTGATTTCCTTTAAAAGCAATAGAATAAGAAAATACTTTGTTAATAGTTACTTCATTTACCGTTCCCTCATTAACAGTTACTGGTATAGTGAAACTACCTGTTTTTGTTAATGCACTGGTTGCAGTAATTGTGATAGTAGGCATTGGAGTCTTTCCATCACTAACAGCACTAATACCTGTTGGGCATGTAATTGTACCTATTTTAGCGGGTACTGTTTCAGAACCTTGCAAAGCCATTACTTGTGTGCTTGTTGTTTGAGTTCCATTAACAGCAGTAGTAGTTCCTAAAAATGTATAGTTATCATTTGTCAATACAACGGTATACCCATCCGTCATATCTAATAAATCTACTTGATTACTTGCTTTGATTGCCATATTCTTTTATTCCTCCAAATTTAATTCACAGTTGAAAACTGCTTTCTTATTTATATCTCTTGGACTTATAGTAAATATAAATCCTTTATCATTTATTCTTGTATCTTCAATATCTATAGGTGAGAATTCTTTTTCTCCAAATTTCTTTACATGCCATTGAAGATATGCATTTTTGCCAAATCTTTTTTCCAATTGTTCAGCACTTTCAATTCTTTCAGCACCGACATAAATATGAACTGTCAATATAGTTGCAATATCACTATTTTTGAATGTATTTCCATTTGAGGATTCAATATATAGAGTTATTGCATCATCACCATAAGTTCCCATTATAAGTGGTTCACTTGTTTTTGATGAACCATCAGTATAATTTGTAACTGAATATGTCCATAGATATTTATTATTTGCATTGATAGTTTGAATAGATGTTGTCCATCCCTCACTGTCTACTCTTATATCTTTACTTTTACTTGATGCTAAATAATAGGTTGTAATATTTTGAATTCCTACTCCTTGTTCAGCTAATGAAAAATTTACATATAATCTAATCGAAGTACCTTTATATGCAACATCACAAACGTATGTTACATTAGGCAATTTGTTTGTCATAATATTTTTATTAACTGATAAAATACCATCTTTTACGATCTCATAACTACTGTCTATGTCGACTTCCTTACTATTGATTATTTTTTTATAACCAATCGTACAATTACTTAATTCTATAATTACATTACCGTCCATAATACAAGGTGTAATGATTGCTGGTGTAATGGTCCAATCAGGAATGTAAGTTCCGTTGTCATTTAATTTTTGAGTTAATGTAGTATTAGTAACGTCTAGAAAACTATTTCCTAAATGAACTGCATCACTTTCATCAACTATTGTTGTGTATCCTGTATCAAATTGAATATTGTCCAATGTAAATACACACTTGACATTAACTGACATATTAATATCATCAGGAGTTAATGTGATAAATTTACCTGTTTTGTATTTTTTATCATTTAAATACCATTGAAAACTTAGATCATTATAATTTTCAGTAACATCTTCATTAGAATTCATAACATGACATGCAATTTTAATACTTTGATTATAACTATTAAGTATAGTTGCACTAGGTACAAGATTAACAGTAATCAATGAAACATCCAAATCATCTATTTTGGATTCTATTTCATTAATCTTTGTTTTGATTTCTTCATTTGATAATGATAACTCACCCATTTTTGTATTTAGATCTTCTTGCTCTTTAGCAACAATATCTAATTTTAATTTTTCTTGGTCCTGAGTTATCTGTAATTTTCTAATTCTTGTTGAATTGGTAATTTTCTTAATAACACGTTCTTCGTTTTTTGTTGGAGTATTTCCATCAACTTCACTTATAGAAAATTCTCCACCTTTATATGTGATAGACAAATCAGTAACCATAAAATTGAATTCATCATTATAATTTACTAAACATCCTGGTAACAAGTTATCTATTGAAATCATTGATATGCTTTTTGTTGAATAAAATGTTAATCCATTTAATTGATCATATAGTTTATCAATCAAATTTTGTTCATCTGTTAAGTATAAATTATTAGAATCTAGAAATATGGTATTACCCGTTGTATCTCCTTTTTCTAATGGATTTAACCCATTTTCATAATAAATTCTAGACACGCAGTACAATTCATTTTTTTCATAGTTTGTTAACGTATCTGTTTTAGCAAACACATCCTTAGTTACTTGAACAAATTCAAGAGAGCTTTTACCACTTGCAAATACATTTGCTCCAAAAAGCTCAGCAATCCATCCTAAGTAGTTTCTAATGACAATTGTGTTATCGTACCAGGAAACCTCTTTTTCTAAGACATACGCAGGAATATTGGTTCTTACAATAGAAAAACCAGTTAGCGTTTCTATTTCATATAACTGGTCTTTAATTGTTACTGGATAAGATAATTGAGTTGCATAAGGAACATCCAATTCATAGTTATCATCATATAGTTTCAAACTCAATGACTTTGTATATTTTTCAGGTTGATCATATACTTTGAAATATCTTACATCGCTATTGTCATTTTCCTGTACTTCCCAATACTTGGTTATATCCAAATCATCAAGGATGCCATCGTAGTTATCGAATTTAAGATTCAACTGCATTGTAGGAACATTCCCGATAAGATATCCCTTTGCAAAGGCAACAGATACTTTATATTCCAATAAACGATGGGTTACATCCAAATCTCCATATTTAATAAGCATTTTCTACACCTCAATCAAAGCAAAAGAAAAAGATTGTGCTTTGAGCCCAACCTTTGTCCTTACATAATTAAATTTCTTATTTCCAGCATACATTTTTTTGGTGCCACGTATTCCATGATCAGGAATATACAGCTCCGCATTGAACTCTGCAGGAGTAACTGCATTTAGAATGCTCATGACATCTACAAATGTCTTTAGATTCCATGTCAATGTCACTTTCAACATATTTGACCTTATTCTGTTACGCCTTAAAACTCCTGTAGCGATAGGTCTAATGCTATCACCATCCAAATCTTGGATTTCAACACTGATATCAGAAGGCGTAGGTAATAATACACCATTCACTTTTATTTTAGCTTCATCGGCCATATTCTACACCTCCTAATTAATAATCGAATACTGGCTTACCAGTTTGCGCTTCAAATTCTTTGATATTATCAATCACCATTCTAGTTAAAACTTTACCATTTTCTAAAACTAAATTGATAACATAAGTACCTCCATTACCATTATCAACTTGTGGCAATCTTTCAGAAATCTTTTGAGCAATTAAGTCTAAACCTCTAGTATTTCTTTGTAAAGGGATAACTGCTTCAGTTCCTGCTTCCCCAAAGATTGCAGGAGTTGCTTTTGAAACAACTGCACCTTCAGCCAATTTTGGAATTTTTGAAATATTAAATCCTTTTCCACCGACACCTGGAACCCAATTAGGAATTTTAATTTTATTTAATCCACCAATGAAACTGTTGATTCCACTGATAATTGCATTGATTGGTGCCTTAAAAATATTTGCTAATCCACTGACGATGCTTGAAAAGATTTGTTTAACACCTTCCCATGCTTGTCTCCAGTTTCCAGTAAATACACCTCTAATAAACGTGATAATTCCATTTAGGACACCTTTTATCGTGTTCCAAATAGTTGTAACCGTTGAACAGAATGCATTAAGAGGAACACCTAATAAACCAAATGATTGTGTCCAGTCAGTTGCAAAGATATTTTTAAGAAAGCTTGAGAATCCTTCAAATATTTTTCTAATTCCTTCCCAACAACGCTTTTCATCGCCAGTAAATACTCCAACAAAAAAATCAGTCAATCCTTGGAAGATTTCAATAACATCAGGAATCAATTTGTTGATCAAATCGCCCCATGATTTGAATGTATCGCTGAATGACCCAAGAATAAAGTCAACCAATGGAGAAAGAACATTGTCCCATACCCAATTGATTGCTTTTCCAATTGCTTCAATGCCCGGTTTCCATGTATTCCATACTTCCAAGACACCTTGTAATACTACTGAAAGCACACTTACTAAGAAGTTAGCTAGTGGTGCCAAAACGTTTTTCCATAATGAAAGAGCTATAGTAAAGACTGCTTCTACTGCCTTTACAAAGACTTTTGCTATAAAGGTTGCTAAAGGAACGATAATTGTATTAAACAAATCTAATAAGAAATCAAAAATAGGAACAAGAATATTCTTATAGAAATTATTTAAAATTCCTACAAGTTCTCCTATTGAATCATTTACTAACTGTCTAAAGCTATCACTCGTTTGATATAAATAAACCAATGCGGCAGTAATCGCTGCTACAATTGTTGCAAAGTATGCTGCAGTTCCTGCTGTAACACCCAAGACTGCCTGAAATCCACCTAATATTCCACCGCCCTCAGCCATTCCTGATAAGAATGTAGAAACTACAAGACTTAATAATTGAAATGGATAAGTGACTGCAGCAATAATCGTACCCCAATTCTTGATCACTTCAAAAGTAAGGAATCCAGCAACGATACCTGCAATCAATGAAAGAATGATTGGCTTGTTTTGTACGAGCCATTCCTTGATAGAATTAATTTTCTTCAATACATGGTCGACTGCTTTATCGATACCGCTCGTATCAGGTTCTCCAAAAGCACTGTCCCAATCGATTGGATCTATATCATAGCCTCCACCACCAACGCCTCCACCTGCTCCACTGCCTGAACCACCTGAACCTGATGAATCACTTGCGCTGATTGTATTGATTTCATCAAATGATGCCAATGAGCCTAAGGCCTTTGCTGTTTTCTTAGCTTGACCCTCAGTACCTTTCAATGACTTATTTAAGCCACCAGTTGAAGCTGTAGCTTTTTTAGCTGAATCACCTGCAGCAGTAAATCCAGCACTTGCTTGTTTTGCTCCACTCTTTTTACCAAATAATTTGCCAAAAACACCTGCAATTACATTTGCTAGTGTAATGAGTTTTCCAATAATCATATTTATAACTTGAATGACTGGTGTCAATACAGCAATCAATCCATTACCAATGATTCCTAATAACTGTTTGAACTGTTCTTGCAAGATACGCACTTGGTTGGCCCATGTTCCACTTGTTTTCGCAAAGTCTCCTTGAGCCATTGATAATTGATTCAATACAAAGTTGTATCTTAAAGTTGTCAATTCAGCTTGTGACATGTCACTTACATTCTTGCTGATTCCTTGGCTCAATGCGTAAGATTGCAAGTTAGTTTGTGTCATAACGATTCCTAAATCTTTTAAGGTTTCAGTTTCACCAGTAAATACTGATTTCAATTTGATATCCGCTAACTCTTGTGAAATGTTGTAGAACGATGCAACATCCCCTGAAAGTCCAGCCAAAGAAATAGCCATATCACTCGCTTTGTCAGCACCTAGTCCCATACCTGATGCCATGGCCATGTATGTAGATGCTGTCTTTTTGGCTGAGAGTTCACTCATACCAAATTGTTGAATGGAATTTTGTGCAAACCTCTCGGCTTTCCATGACATATCTCCAAAGGCTGTATCTACTACGTTCTGTACCTCAGTAATATTGGAAGCAACCTCAATCGCTTCTTTTCCTAATTTGTACAAACCAAAACCTGCAGCAACCTTTGCTACCATAGATTTAATTCCACTTACTGCTCTGCTGATTCGACCAGTAGAGCTTTCAATACTGTTAGCTGATGTTTTTGCTTCATTCGTCGCATCTTTCAATGCATTCTTGAATTTGCTTGTTTCAGCTGAGATGATAACTTTTAATTCTTCTAGTGTCTTTTTAATCATCTCCTTTAAATTTTTTATTGTAAGCATTCGCAAATTTCATTCTTCTTGCCTTAAAGTTCTCAAATTCATTTTCTTCTTGTTCAATAAGATGCTGTTTCTTTTCTTCTTCAAATAATCCAGGGTAATAATCCCATAATTCATTGATTTCAATAGCTTTATTTTCTTCACTGAAAATAACTGATATTCCTTTAAGCAGTTGATCAGCAAGAATATGATTGTCGATTGCTATTTGCTTTTGTTTTCTCTTTTCTTTTCTTCGATACGATTCGATATAGTCAGTGATTTCAAGTACCGAAGATTCCCAAAATAAAAATGAACTGATATCACAATCTAAAGCGACTGGATATAGTTCATTTATTAAATCAGATACATATTCAAATTCTATGTTTTCTACATTTGCTCTTTCGCTTCCACTAGTCTCTTGTCCATCGTTTCCGCTTGAGTTTGGGAGAAAAAACCACTTACCTGATAAATTGGCAAGAACACATCCGTCATGAATGTCATTTGAGTTCCGCCCTCTTCACAATATTTATCAAATAATTCGATGACATCATCTTCTTTGATTCCATGTTGGAACTTTTTCATTGCACCATGTGTAATCAATAACATTACTTTCAATGGTGGCAATGAACCATCATCAGCACTAGAAATAATCGTTAATAGGTTAACTCTTAATTTTGATTCTAAGCTGACAATTTCAGAAGTAGTGAGTTTTAATCTGTATTCTTTACCATCAACTTCCCAAATGGTAAAAGGTTTTCTTTTTGGTGCCTCAACGACTTCTGCTTGAACTTCTTCGGTTTCTCCACTTAATACTCCCATTTTTCAGCCTCCTAAACAATTTTTGGATCAGTAATTTTAAATGCACTTGCTAATGCAATATTTAAATCAAATTCAATAACACCATTGACACCGCCACCAGTTCTCTTAAGAGAAATTTGGCCATCGAATTCAGTAGTTGTTCCATCTTTCAATGTTTCTTTGAAAGATAAAGTTTCTCCTGATGCTTCATATGCTCTTAAAATACGATATGGACTGTCAGTTTCAGTATTTTCATATTTGAATTTGTAAGTGATGTCTCCTGGGTCTCCAATTCCCATTTCATACACTTTTTGAGAGGCTTCCAAATCAGTATTATCTACTTTTTCAGGATCCACTCCAATTTCAGGAATTTCTTTCAAGCCTTTTAATTTAGCAAAGCTTGTTACTGACTTACTCTTATATTCTAATGTTGCTCCATTCGCTAACATTTTCTACTCCTCCTTTATTTTGTGTGATAAATAAATTGTTTTTTGCAATCAATGATTGCCTCATATCTCATTTGTTTATGTTTTAAACCGCTTGGGTCAGGAACATCCGCACATGTCGTTCTTAAAAATCCTAGAGACGACATGATATCATCTACATCACATGCTGTTTGTGAAGTACTTTTCATATCCCATATGTCGATTCTAAAGCGAACAAAAGAAAGCTGTTCCTTATCATCCGTAAATTCATATGGCTTATTTTCTTCCTCAACATATTGAATTGCAGGTGTTTTGCTCCAGTTTTGTGGATAAGCATCACTTACATTTTCAACAACTTGAGACAATCCTTTATAAACGATATCTTTAACATTAATCATTTTTTACATAGCTCCCTTATTTTATTTTTAAATAGCTTTTCAGTATTTTTATTAATGGTATCTTCCTGATCATGAAGCGCAGGATACATAAAAGGCCTTGCCATTTGACCTTTAGTGTAATAACCAATGACTTCACCATCTTTATAAGCAACCTTGAAACCATACATTTCAGCTTTATCAACTGTCATCGCATCTGCAGGTATCATCCAACCTGTTTGTTTATATTTGGGTGATACTTGAGGAGAAATACCTTGATGATTGGCTTCTCCATTAGGACCAGTTCCAAATTCATAGTAAGGTGCATAAGCTGAATTAGTGTAAACAGTGGCTGTTGCCTTGTTTTCCTTGACCTCATTTTTCACCTTGACTGAACGGGCCAATGCTCCAGTATCACTGGATATCAGCAGTCTTGCTTGAGATTGAACCATCACACCTGCTTGTTTAACAGCTGTAACTGCAACCTCCTGACATGCTTGGTTGTCCAACGCTGAAAGTTTTCTTATGAGATTGCTAAAATCAGTGCTTGTCATACTCTTTCAATCTCAATTGCTTTAAATCGCTTGAAATTTTGAATGCTGATGACTTTATAGCTGATACCCTCATAATTAATCATGTCATGCTCTTTAATTGCTAGAGAGCCATAATAATGCATATTCAAGATACCATTTACACGCATACCATATAGTTCAGTTTGAAGTTTTGAAGATGCTGGCCATATAAGAGCTACATCTTCATTTGCTTCATCACTATAGGTTTCAATGACATTGCCCTCATCATCTTTTACAGCACTGTAAGTTTTAATTTGAAACTTCTTGAGACTTCTTTTTTTCATCTTTCAATCTCCTTGCCATAGCTGATAAGCGATAATTGGAAATACCTGAAAGAATTTCATCTTCACTTTGATAACTTTCACTCTCTCCACCCTCGCTATAAGATGCAAGCCCCTCGTTTCCTTGACGATTGTAAAGTGCAATGGCCAATTTCAAAACATAATCATTGAGATCATCAATCAACTCACTTCGATTGGTTTTTGATAATACAGTATTTTGAAATTTTAAAAGAAAAGAAGAAACCAATTCTTCATCAGTTTCTCCTGTTAGTTTTTTAAACTGCTCTTTTAATTTATCCATTTTTCTTTTCTTTGATTACTGCAATCAATTCATCTCTTGTAAGTGAGTCTGTATTTTCAATTCCTAATTCTGTTGCTAATGCTTTTAATTCATCAACTTTCATTTTAGATAACGGCTTATTTTCAGGAGCGTTATCATTTGCTTTTGAAGATGAAATTTCTTTGTAGCCTAAGGCTTTATATTTTTCTAACATTTCATCTTCGATAATTCTTTCAACATTGCTATTGATAATAGTTTTCATCAAAAAGACCTCCTATTACGCAGCATCTTTAATATTTAAATAAATTAATGGTAATGTATTGTCTTTTGTCCAAACATCATGGAAACGTCTATAATCCATTGCCCATGCATCAGCTTTTTGGTTTGTATTAGGATCAAAGATACGCATTTTGTCTTGTTTAGAAACCGCAATCGCACCTGGTTTAGGAATAATCATAAAGTTGATATCTTTTGCAGTTGTACCTTTTGCGTATCCACCTACTTCTTGACCAGATGTTTTTCCATCGTTCATTTTGATAGAAGTATACATACGATTTTGAGGTGTTTCGATGATTGCACATTTATCAATTGCTGGAACTGTTAAATCAATTCCACCGATTGAAATTGTTGCTGTTTGCATTTTTGTTGATAAGAACATTTCTAGTTCTAACATAACATCTCCAGTTGCATGGATGATTAAATCACCGTTATATCCTGCATCTCTGATTTTTTTAATACCAGTTTTCATTTTTCTTAAAATAGTTGATTCTGCAGGAGTATATCCATATTCAATCATTTCTGTTTTGTTAGCTGTAATAACATCTGTTGCAATTTTTGATAATCGATATGCATCGATTTCAGGAACAACATGAACTCTTTGGAATTCTCCCATAACGGTTGAAGCAGTTGCGACAAAATTAGTTTCATCAACATCTACTGCATCCAATGAAAACTTACGTCCACGATCTTGTGTCATTTTTCTTGTTTCATATTCTAATGTTACAGAGCCTTGTGTATATCCATTATCTCTGTCATAATCTCCCAATCCTTGTAAAGACATTTTAGGAATTTTAATTTCAGCACCACCATTATAGATTACATCTCCTGCATTTGCTTCCATCCATCCTGTTAATGCTTCGTGCATAGCTACTTTATCTAATGTTTCTTGAAATAAAGTAGCTGTTGCTAATGTGTTAATTGCCATATTTTATTACCTCCTATTTTCCCATCATTTTTTGATAAACTAATTCCTCATCAGTTAATTTAGCATCTTTAGCTTTTTTCATAGGTTCTCTACCTTTTATTCTTTCTTCCACTGCTCTTTGCACAGCTGTTTGAAAAGCTTTTTCTACTGTTTCGATACTTTTTTTACAAGAATCGGCATCAGTTAAAATAAGGATCTCAGCAAGTTCAGTTGGAATTCCTTTGTCGGCCAATTGTACTTTTGCTTGTGCAGTCAATTCTCTACGTGTAATTGCTGCTTCTCTATCATCTAAATCCTTGATTCTTTTTTCTTCCTGATACTTTTTCTTTTCTTTTTCACTCATTTTTTCTAGTTTTTGAGCTTCTGTTTGCTGTTCTTCCAATTGCTTTTCCCAAGATTTACGTTCTTTCGCAATTCTTCCTTGAACGATTCTATCTAGTTCCTCTTGAGTAAAAGTCTTCGTTTCTTGGCCAGTTTGACCATCATTTCCTTGGCCGTCATTACCTTGGCCATCGTTTCCTTGATCATTATCATTTCCTGAATCATTTCCGGAACCATCATCAGCAAATAATTGAATGTTTAAAGGAAATAAAAATTTTTCTTTCATAAAATCCTCCAGTTAAGGTCCGTAAGACCATCCCATCTTTTAGTGTCATAAGTTTTTGGACATATAAAAAGACAATCAGTAATTGCCTATTTATCAGGTTTAATTTTTTCTTTTACTTCTTCTACTACTTTTGCATCTAATAACTCTTTGATACGTTCTTCATCGTTCACTTCAAAAACTTCTCCAGTTCTTCTTGTGATTCCACATCTAGTATCAACCATGTTATGAATAACTCTTAACTTTGCCATAATATGCCTCCTTTTTAGTAAAATAAAAAGCAACCTCTCAGTTACCCGTTTGAATTTTCTTTTCTATTTGGCGGCGGTACATAACATTTAGTAATTACGTATCTCTCTCGGCCACATATCATACATATCTTTTGCTCTTTTTTTATTAAAAGATGTTTCTTTTTATTGTAGTACTGTTCACTTCTACCAATGTATTCTTGATGAAAGTGAGGTCTTAATCCTTGTGACATAAAGCCCTCCTTTTTACGAATAAAAGAAAAGCAAGTTTCTATTTCTTGCTTAAAATATAACAAAATAAATAAACTATAATAGGACTTAACATCGCTATAATCAATGGACATAACACAATCCACCATGGCCAGGTAATCAATCCTAGAATTTTTGCTATTACAAATATAATTAATAACGCTTTTAACATTTCTCTTAATCCTTTCTTTTTAGGCAAAATAAAAACCGACTAGTTGTCGGTTAATTCTATTTTTTCAATTTCATCAGCAAATGCCACAACACAATGTGAACTATTTTTCTGTCTAATATCAATTGATGCCTTTCTAGGAGCATTATCATTTTCAGTATCAAACCCTTCACAAAATCCTTCTAAAATTTGACCATCTTTAAAAATGATTTTTACATTTTTTCCTAAACAATCAAACAATTCTCTTTCAGTCATTTTTCTTTACTCCTTTTAGTGTCGGTACCATATGTGTACCTTTCTCTTTACTATAATGTATTTTAAACTTATTTGTTGCTATCCATGTCTTGTCAATACTTAATACATATCCAACAATTGAATTATCAACTATAGACTCTGTGTTATCCCAGTCTCCATTTCTATATCGATTTATTGTACCATTTCCAGCATGTTTTTTTATGCATTCTTGTATATCTTTCATTGATGCATCAACTATATAACTTCTTCCTTCAAGATAATTATTATGTCCTAAAATGTGTTTCCCTTGTTGACCTTCTCGTAAAGTCAAATTGTAAGATTCAGTGATTCCCTTTTGCAACTTACTATCTTTAAAATGCAATTTTAAATCATTGAATTTCTCAACATCATTATACTTCATATCTTGAAATTTAGATAGTGAAGTTGGCATATTTTCTTTACCTAAAACATCAATGTATTTATTATACTGCTTTCTATCGCTAGATGCATTCTTTGTTTTTTCCATGAAAGAATTAACAGTATCAACACCATGTTCTTCTTGTTGTCTTTTCAACCATTGATCATAATTTTCACTAACATCCACAACTTCATCTTTATTAGTAACGGGATTGCGTTGTCTTTTCTTCATAGCATCAGTAACGCCCTCAATATAAGGAATCATGTGTGAACGACAATTTGGATGAAGAGGTGGAACATTGACACCTACTTTAGCTTTTGCTATTTCTACGATGCTTCTATCATGATGCTGACAAATTTGGGATGTTCTACTGTCATGTACTGCAATAAACATTTCTTTTTCAATGCCAGCATCCTTAAAAGCTTGTTGATCAGCAAATGCTGTCATTGCTGCACTTTCAGTTTGAATAAGTCGTCTTGCTTGATAAGCACCAACAGCAAACTTATTCATAATCGTGTCGGCCATTTCTTTTTCAGTCTTGTTTGTTAAAACGCCCATCAGCATTTCATCTTTTAAAGATTCGGCCAGTGCGTTCGTATTATCCCAAATCCTATTGGAATAATTCTTACCACTCCATCTTGACTTTAACATGCTGTCTATCAGTTCAGGATCCAACATATCGAACTGATAAGCAACTTTCATGCCTTTTTGAAGATTATATACATTTCTATAATAAGCATTAAAAGCACTGTTGATATAACAATCAGTGCTTACATCTTTTTCAACTTTATAAACTTCATTCATCAATTTATCTAACTGACTTTGCATATTTTCAAGTCGTTTGATTCTATATTGATAGGGTGGCGTATCCAATTTCTTTAAAAGCTCTTTTCTTTGTTTGGTCTTTGGATTATTTTCAAGTATTCTTTTTATTTGATTATAATCCCTATCGCTTATCAAAGAATCAAGCATTTCTTTTGCATCGGCATTTGATAAGCCATGACCATCTCTATACTTTTCAAAGATACCATTGATTTTACTTTGAGTGTAAAGACTAGCCTTACTGTAGATATCTGAAACATATTCACTTGCTACTTGTGCATCATTCAAAATAGATGAAAGCTTTTCTTCTTGGCGCTTTTTCCAATATTTCTCATTCTTCATATCATCTTAATTTCTTAATTAGGAATGCTAGAATTTTGTTTATTACCTTTAACATTTGAAGCATCATTTTTTGTATCAGTGTCATTTCCTGTTTCATCATCCTTGTTCTCCTCGTCTTGATTAAAAGGTACATCACTTTGTTGCTTGAACATTTGCTGTTGAAGTTTTACGCTTTCTTCATTTTCTTTTTTGACTTTTTCCATTTCACTTGGAGCATCTTCAATAAAAGGAAGTTGTTCAATCAATGTTTCATTTGATACCTTTCCACTTAAATTGGCAATCATTTGAGCTAACTCATTCAAGTTTTTAGGAAGTTTTCGAGTAAATGTGATTTTTACATTTCCAGGATCTATTACGATTGCTTTTATATTTAAATAATTGCAGAACAATTCAATTCTTCTTTTTAATCCTTTTATGTAATACTTTTCCTTTTCTCCAGTAATCATTTGAAGTCCTAAAAGTTTATATTCCATGGCCACACCTGAACTGTTACCAACGAAATTTTCATCAGTTAAGTTAGGAACATGAGAAAATGTATAGATATCTTCTTTGATTGCTTTTCTTAATACTTCCATCCCTGCTTCATCAAAAACTCTTGAAAGATATTCAGCTCTTGCTTCTGCAGGTAATTCTAGAAGACCATTTTCTTTTAGAATCTTCATTGTTTCACTGACTTCTTCATTGTCATCACCCATCAGCGAACCATAAATAACAAGCAATGATTCAACAAATTGCTCTTTATCATTAACCCTATCGCTCATGAGCTTGTTATAAGCATCAATCAAAGAGATTTGCTGTTCAAAATCGCCAATACAAAGCTTATTGTTTCGATATTCAATGATTGGAACATCTCCAAAAAAGTGCTTAACTGGTTTATCAATAAACCTATGCCTATTTCTATTGTTACATTCTAAAATCATTGTAGTGATGTAATTCTTAGTACATACAGTCGCACGATAGCATTGCTGACTGGTGATTACATCCTTGTATCGATAATAATAAACACCAAAAAGAAGATTTTGCTCTATCGTATCATCGTATACTAAAAATGTATGGTCAGGTTCAAGATTTCTAACTGCTATTTCAGTTTCACCTTGTTTGATATACACATATTCATAAGCGACACCACAAATACTCATATCGTGTGCATTGTCACTATCGACATCATCTACATCCGCTTTATCAAATGCATCCGTTAGTTTATCAATGCTTTCTTTATTTTGATTATCATAACTTGCATAAGAAATTGGACTGTTCATAAAATAACCAGTTGCTGTATCACTGATATCTTTAGCGTGATTACAAACAACTCTGTTATTTGCTGATGTCTTCAACTTCTTTTGTCTTCTTTTAATATCATGATTAGCTTCATAATATCGCTGATTCTTTTTAATTCTTCCAATCAAATTACGATGTTTGTTGATCAACTCTTCAATTTGAACAAGATTCAACTTTGTTTCATCATAATTTGAACTATCTATTGTGAACGTAAACACGTGGATACCTCCTAATTTTCATATCTAGCACGGTTCTTACCTGCTCGACCTTTTGATTGGATGATGTCTTGTTCACACCCATATCGTGCAGCATCAATCGTGTGGTTATTTTTATCAGGAAACTCTCCTTTAAGATTTCCCTCTTTATCTTTTTCAATCTCATAATCATTAAATTCTCTTGCAGCGTTAGGACAACGAATAGGATCAATAATGATTTCTTCTAAATCCTGCATCCACTTTATCCCGTTTTCTACACTGTCAGGTCCTTTCTTTGCTCCAGTTACCTTTAATCCAAGCAACTTGAATTCGTTTATCGTACGTGGTTCTGCACTGTCACACGTTACTAATTTATTCAATGGGTTAAGCTTTTTAATTTTCGCAACTGCTTTTGCATTGGATAAACGTGTACCATATACTTCCCCAAAAATAAAAAGACGTCTTCTCGTCTTGTCATAATGCATCTTAAGATATGCTAATGGGTCACCAGCGTAACCAAAGTCCAAACCATTCTTTAATCTATCAAATGTTTGGATTTCTTCATTTGTAATTTCTCTTATTGTAAGATTGGTAAATACTTCTCCACCTGTACCAGTTACTTCGCCTAAATAATCATGCTTGTATTTTTCAGGCTTTGTCTTTTTCATGTGTTCAGCTTCAATAAGAAATTGCTCTCCAAGCCATTTTTTCGGTGCTTGAAGATAAGTTGTATGAGAGACAAAAGAATCATCTCTTTTAACTAGAACTTCTTTATTTACCCAACTTCTTTGTGATTCAGGTGGGTTAAACGAATAAAAGACACAATATTCAGGACCACCACGAAGCAACGACTGATTGATATTCGTTATCTTGTCATAACTTTCAAATTCATCGCATTCTTCATACCAAACATATTTAATATAGCCAATAAATACCTTAGTTGATTTCAACTTTTTAGGGTTATCAGCGCCTTTAAATATGATGACTTGGCCAGTTGGCTTATATGTCATTTGCAGCTTTGAATCAGGAATTTCCCAATCATTTTCAGCTTTCAACATATAAATGGCCCATTTGATTTGCTCGTAAACTGAACCTCTCAAAGTATCTTTTACACGTCTGATTACAACTGCATTGCTCATTAATCCTTTTTTTGCATCCCTCATGATACCTAAAGGAATTTCAGTTCCAATACACGATGATTTCAATGATCCACGGCCACCCTTTAACCAGTAGTGGGTGAAATCATTATTTTTGATATGTTTATGAACATCATAAAAAGCTGGACCAATGATTGATTTTAAATTGACTTTATTCGATATCATCTATAATCACTGTTTGACCATTAGAAGTAATATCTACACTTTCTTTAAACATGCCAAAACGTTTACCTAAAAGTTCAGCAGCTTTCAATCTTTCTCTTTCATCAGGCTTTTTAGTTATGACTTCTTGCATACCATCACCGCACATCGCTAGAGTACTAGCTTCACTTGTTCCACGCATAACTGATGTGAGATATTCCATGACTTCTTGAATATCTGCAGTCTTTTCATTATGAATTTCTTCAAGTCGCTTGTTGATGTATTCAGCGATATCTTCTTTTTTTAAAAGATTACTTGCTCTAGTTGCAGCTGTTCTATCCGTTTTGCTCTTATATACTGTTCTGTAGGCTCGTGTGCCATTTAGATCAATTAAATATTCATCACAGAACAGCTTTTGCTTTTCTGTCATATGACACACCTCCTTTATTTTTTTAGTGGTTGCAGGACCAGGAATCGAACCTGGAATACAAGCTAAAGAGACTTGCGTTATACCTTTTTACTACCCTGCTATATTAAATAAAGAAAAAAAGCAACCGAAGTTGCTCTTATTGAATTTCGAAAAGGGGTGCTTTTCTTTCTTATGGCTTGACCACATTAATAATATAACACATTTTTTCTAGTATTTAGTCTTGAATTAGTCCAGCATCCGTTTTTTGCACCGATTCAAGGGCTAGAACAGTGTCTAAAATATTAAAGGATTGATTTATTACCTCATAAAATTTTGCTCTTGAGAAGCCTTGTTTTAGAGCTTCTTGTTCACGCATCCCACTTTCTCCCTTTCCTGGATTATTTGCATAAATGATAATGGCCTTTCTTTGCTCTTGATTAAGCAAGGTTGCTATACAATTTTCCAATCTTTCAATTACAATCTTGTAAGCATGAATATAACCATCGTAAATATCAGTGTTTTCTAAGATTTTATTATATCTTTGAATAACACTCATGTGATTTGTTCCTGGCATTTCTTTAGAATAAGTAATTGCTTTTCTATCATCCTTTAGTTGATCACGTGTTTCTTCTAAAAGCCTTTTTGTATCTTTCCAGCGTTTCCAATTAATAACTTGATACTTTGATTCTTGCATCTCTATTCCTCATGATTTGCTAATTATTCCTTATGTAAATAATCTTAACATTTCTTAACGTTTTTTTCTATTTTTCTTTGTATAATAATTTTTTATACATGACAATAGCATCTTTTAATGTCATGCCGTATGGCACATATTGAAAGTATCCTCTTTCTTTCATACCGAGCAAAAGAGGCACTTCATCAAAGTGATTATCAAGCCCACTAGTTAACTCTTCTAACTCTTGCAATAAGTCCAATTCAAACTTTGTCATTGTTTTACCCTTTCTCATTCACTTGATTTGATATCTATAATTCCATTTTCAACAACTTCTTTTGCTGGGAAGAATTGAATATCATAAGCATAAGGATTTTCTTTTTTAGCTTCCGTTTGAATACAAGTGTATGTAACATCATTTGATAGATGTGCATAAAATAATTTGTATTTTCCTTTTCCAGTCTTAATAGTTACGTTTAAATCTCCATCTTCATCACTATCGAGGGAAATCTTTCCCTCAACGGTAAATAAAGGATCATTTGTTCTAGTATTAAGAGCAACGACTTTTCTTGTAATTTTAAAGTTGTTGGCATCTTTTCTAATATTATGATTAACTCTAGATGCTTTTGAACACCCGGTTAAAGCAAATACACTTGCTAATATGATTAATACTTTTTTCATTTACTTGTTCTCCTTCTTTGGAATGTGATTTCTTTCTTGATAAATTTCTACTTCTTCTTCAACTGACTTCAATAAATTCTTTTCTCTTACTAGATCCTTTTTACTAGCGTTCGGTCTAGTGATATAGTATTGCAAAGCATGTTTTACTGTTTGCAACTTTCTATAGTACGCTCCCATTGTTTTTTATCTCCTTCCCATGGAATTTGAACTGGATAATATCTATTTTCTTCAAAAGGCTTAGTTAGAACACCTGCATCGCAATAAAACGTTGTCATTTTAGTTTCTTTGGCAAGAGCATCATCAGAATATAAATATGTATTTTCTAATCTTGTAAAAGTTGTAAAGAAATTATCCCAAACCCACATACCAGGAGTTAAATCTTCAAATTTAAGGGGTTGAGGATGCTTGATTTCATTCATCGCATCCTCATATCCTTTATCATATTGTCCTCTATCATAAATTAGAGCTTTTAGGAGTTCTTCTTTATCAACATTTATGCCGACTTTTTGTATAGCTTTAAATACTGAATTTTCAAAATCCTCATTCATCTTTTGAAACACTTCTTTCATTACTATTTCTATTGGCGACTTATACATTCTTCATACCTCTCTATCAATTCATCAATGGTTTCATCATCTTCGGCATCTTGAAAGTAGCCTCTCATCCTCATGCCAACTAATGTACTGATTTCATCAAAGTCATCTCCACCACATCCATCATCAGAGAATTCTTTTAATAGATTCAATTCAAATTTAGTCATCTTTCATTACCTTCTTTTTCCAATATTCTTTATCTTTTTTAGATTCTTTATCCGTTAAAACATCAATGCAAAGATATAAACCTTCTAGTTTGTTGCAAGCATTATCTAAACCTTTTTTTACATCTTCGTAAGCTTTTTCTAATTGCTCACAATATCCTTCTAGAGCTTCTACGTACTTATATGTTTCGTCGACACCGAGTGCAGCGCCTCGCTCTGTATATTCTTCTCTACTAGGTTTTTTCAATTTTCAACCCTCCCAATCGATAGCTTGTCCACATTTTGTACAATAGTTTTGCTTTCCTGCTAAAGCTGAACCACAAGTTGGACACTTTCCAAAAGTTACATCTATATTTAACATTGAAAGAGTAACGGTTTCTTTCTTGATTGGCTTCTTAGGCAATTTTGTTTCTAAAATGTTTCTAAGAGCTTTAAAATCAATGCTACCTAACACATGTGCAAATGTTTTATTAAAATCAACTAATTCTTGTAATGTATTTGCACAGTTATTTATATTTTCTAAATGCTTAGGACTATAGGCGTCCCTATCTTTTTTAGCCCATGATTTCAATAAATTTAATGCATCTTGGTATTTATTCATACTTTTTCTCCTACCTCTTTTTTTAACTCTACATTAACAACAACACTAAGTTCTTCACCATCATCTTTTATGAAAAGAATTTCAGAATTATATAAGGCACTTCCTATATGTTGGCCAAGCTTATAACCGCGACCCTCACAAATAAAAGTACTTTTGCAATCAAATATATTAACCCGCTTTTTAGTGTTATTTAATAGAGAGGTCAATCTTTCCTTTTTCATTCTTTTTACCCCGTTTTCTTATAAAATGTTACGTTTAACCTAGATATAATCATTTCGTTTAACCTAGAATTAAACGTAAGCACTTAAATCTCTCAAACCCTATATATAGCAATGGATTAGAGAGATTTTTGCTTTTGAAAACTTCTTGAATTTTTTTAATACTATTTTTTAGGAATTTACAAAGATTAATAATGTTGGTGTTGGACAATAATCTTCTTCAAAATCAATATCATAATTTTCAATTTCTAAATCAAGAATTTCTTTAGAAACTGCCTCATAAAATTCAGTATTGAATTCTGCTATTTTTTCATATTCATTAGCATTTTCATTACAGTTTTTCCATACTGTTACTTTTTCTAAAAGCCCGTTTTTTCTTCTAAAGCTTAATAATTCTTTTACTGTCATTTCTTTATTCCTCCTTTTCTTCTAATCTATCTATTTCATCGGCATCAATGATTGTAATACGCTTGGCTCTTCTTCGTCCGGTCGGTGTCAGCCTCCATTTGAAATTGTCTGTTGTTATTCCTAAATAACTAGCACATTGTTGAACATTGCCAACCATTAAAATCTCGTCAGTTTTAGTGTTGTACAAAGCGTATTGCTTCTTATTTGACTCTTTCAATACAATTTCACCATCAAGCCTTGCTAATCTTTCAGACAAAGATTTATTTTTTTGGTATAATCTTTTATTTTGAAATCTTAACCTTTGATTTTCTTTGATGAGGGGCAAGTATATGTTCTCGCCCCAACTGAGTAAAGCATCTCTTAATTGATCACATAGGCTTATATCTTCTTGATTCATATCATCTAGTTTTTTGGCTTCTAAATCCATATTTTCACCCCTAAACTGTATAAGTTAACGCTGAATTATCTATCATTCTTCTAGTACACCATTCATTGATAAAAGACATCTGTTCACTTGTTGGTTCTGCATTGTCTTTTCTTCTTGCTTGCAGCAACACTTTATCAACGGGATCTATTTCTATTGTCACTAAGGATTTTTCTTTTTCACTTTGTTCCCTTAAAAAGAAAACTGCTGATTTATGATGTGCTATCTTAGGAATGTAATTTCTAACACAATGATTCATTTGATTAGATTCATCTTTTAATTCATCTATTGTCTTTGCACATCTTATTAAATATCTTTTATTTTCTAAATTATAAGGTCTTAACATTTCTTCAAATTCAACAATATCATTTTCATATGCTTCATCATTTAAAATTTTAAGATTCTTTGACATCTTGTCATGTTCGGTTTTTAAATCTTTAGGAAACAATCTATTTTTATCAAGACTTATTCCTAATCTTTGAATAAAATCAACATAATCAAGCCAAAAACTGAAATCCTGACTTTGCTTTTTCAAATAATTTACTACTTTTCTATCACTAGCATAGATATTTTGTCTTTTTCGATATCTAACAGTTAAAGCATCTTTTGCAAATTTATAATCATAGGTATCTAGATCAACCATCATTTGCATTTCAGCACTTCTAGGATTCACTTTAGACCATATCTTGTAATAACGTTTATTTTCTTTTAAAAACTTTCTTACATTTTCCACATCTCTTATTTCCATATATCGCATCAAGTCTTTAAAATACTCACGCATTCCCATTTTTAATATGATTTCTATTTCAGGAAACATTTCATAGACTTCAATATATTGTCTCAAATCCCATATTTTTGAAGCTTCTAAAAGACAAGCATACTTGTATTTGGTCTTGCTGATGTTCTTTTTCTTGCTGGAACCAATTATTTTACCCGTAAGTCTTACATCTTTTGCCCAAGAACTACTACGTTGTGTTACTCTCCACTTGTCTTCGGAATCAAAAATATAATAGATGTAATACATATTTACTTTGACGTTCTTTTTTACGAATATATTTCTATCTACATTGTATCTATAAATTTCAAAGGCTTCATAACTGAAAGAACGTGATGTTTTATTAAATCTTTTTTTGAATTCAAACGTTCTCATGATCAGCTCATTTCTCTTGTTTACATGAGTTAGTGAAAGTAAAGCCCTAAAACCTTGTGGGTTTGCTGTTTTTCTATGGACTTCTGACTTTATTTTACAAACAGGACACTTTTTATACTCACCTATCTTAACTTTCTTATCATGATATTCAGTTTCACAATTAGTACAGTAATAAGTGTTATTGTCCAATCTTATTTGAATATTCCAGTCACACCTTTTAGCTTCTTTATTGCCCTCTTTGATTAAATAATCAATCTTTTTATACTCAGGAATTGCTATCAGTTCATCTATAATTTGCTTTTTAGTAACTCTCATAAATCAAAAATGCTCATTTGTCCTTCGACGATAGTTGATTTTTTTACTTTTTTCTTGGCTTTTTTGATAGTTTTTGATTCTTTATGTGTATTTTTTAGGATTTTTTTCACTTTTTCTTCACTTTTTGGAATTTTTTCTTCCTGATTAGGTCTTTTTTGTTCCTGATTAACAAAAGAAATTCTCGACATCTCATTCTCGATCTTTTTCATATCAATATCATCTTCATCAAGATAATGCATAACTATTCCATATAGTTCTTCATCAGGACCAGCAACACAAGCCATACGATGATTATTCTTTCCTTTCAAATATTTAACATAAAGTTCGTGACCAACAAAAAGCATCATATCTTCAATGTTCTTATTTTCTTTTTTAAGCAATTCACTGGTATCGCTTCTCGATAAAAGATGATTTTTAATCATTGTAATCATTGGATCATTACTGCTTTGCATCTGCTCTAAGAAATTCATCAATACCACTCCTTATTTTTTTATCAAGAGAATCTCTATATTCTTTTTGGATTCTAACCATTTCATCTTCTGAAATTTCCTCGATAATTCTCATTTTATTTGTAGATGCTCTCGTATTGAGATTGTTATCCGTTGAAATTTGACCAAGAGCTTCTACAATACAATAACGATTGCCACAACGCCTTGGATAGTAATCAAACACGCCGAATGGTTCAGTACAAAAATGCATTCCATTTCTAACAGTTTTTGGATCACCATCAACTTCAAAAATCTTTCCAACCTCAAACTGCATCCCCATTCCTCTTAGTTTGCTGTCGAACCCTTTGTAACCTATGACACTCATTTCTCATACGCCTTCTTTTCACTTTCAATATCTTCCATGGAAACCGTAAAATAAGCCTTATAATAGTTAAAAGTAGCATTTTTATCATATTCAGTCTTGTGCAAGATGATATATTGCTTATTTTTACTTAAAAATACGTCGCAGGGACCGAATTTTTCGATTGATCTAGCGTATGAATCCTTTAAACAATATCTTGAATAGATGGCGATTTTGGACGTTGCTCCAAACTCTCCGGGATTGATACCGCAAATAGAACCACCACTTGTATTTGTACATTCAATAATTGCTCTATAAGTTGTTTCTTTTTCTTCGTTGAAGCCAATAGATGATAATCTGTAACTGTTTCCGGGCAATTTGCAAAGCTCATACTCTTTTTCTTGCTCTAATTCTTCAAAAACCGATACTCCGTTGATAAACCCTTGAATCTTGATACAAATATCATTAGTTTTACAGTGTAATCCAGCATCATTTAGAAATAATGTGCTGTTTCCATCTTTGCCAATCAACGTGAATACACCTTTTACATATTTATAAAGTGGATTTGCTGAAACTATATCCATTTTTTTCTTATCTTTAACCGCTTCTTGCTCCTTTTCCATCTTTCTTCACTCCTTTTCTTCTTGGATATAATGTTAAAACTGCTTTTTGATACAATTCAGAAGATTTAAATAATCTATAGCCGATAAGCTGATAATCCTCGGCATACATTTGATTGTATGTTTCCATCATATCGTCATAATTGATACATGTGAAAGATTCATATTTATACCTTTTGGCCATGATTTTTCACCCCCTGAAACCTATATTTTCATTACGTTTAACCCTATATTAAACGTAACTAACTAAATCTTTTGAAACCTATATATATCAACGGTTTTGAGAAATTTTTCATATTAAAAACTTTGTTGATTTTTTAAACCTCTTTTTTAACGAATTTGAAGTTTATTTTTATCATTAGACAACCTAATATTTTATTGCCGTCTAGCGTATAGGTTGGTGCAACTGACAACACCTCTTTATTTAATAGTTCTTCTTCTATGCCGGTTGCATCTATAGCTTTTATTGTTTGTAATGGTTCTTCATCTTTGCTACGTATGAATAGCATTCCTGATGGTACTAATGTCATTACCAAATCTTTTAGTGTCATTTTTTTCTTCTCCTTTCTTTTAATATTTGATAGCTTCTACTTTTCTTTTTTTCTCTTGCTGAGAAGTATTCGTATAAATATCTGTTGTTTGAATAGATCCATGACCCATTATCTTTGCAAGTTCAGATAGTGAAGCTTGGCCATTTTGATGCACCCACTGAATGCCGAACATATGTCTAAATGCATGGGGATGGGCTTTTTCTAATGAGATGCCTCTACATTGGCCACAAATTTTCTTGATTCTATTTTCAATAGTCTTTTTAGCCAACATCTTGTTTTTATCCTTAACTCCGGGAAACAAATAGCCTTGTTCAATCTTATTTTCCTTGGCATACTTCAAAAGTTCTCTTCTAAGGTCGTTTCTCAATGGAACTTGTCTTAATTTCCCTTTATTGTAGACTTCTATATAGCCTTTTTTCTCTTGGATGTTTTCAAGAGTAAAGAACTTCAACTCGCTCAATCTTATTCCTGTGTAGCCGAACACTTTCATGATCATGTAGGTGTCTTGCTGTCCGATTTTCTTGGCCATTTTCAACATTCTCTTGAATTCACTCGGCTCTAGCACATTTTCAAGACTTGTCTTTTCTTGTTCTCTAATTGCTTTAAGAGAATAATTGTCTGAGATATGCTTTTTCAGTTTCTTTTTAGAAAAATCATCAACTTCCATCAGTTCAATAAACTTCATAAACTTATTGATAATGACAATGTAATTGTTGATGGTTTTAGTTGCATACTTCTCTTGCATTTTTTTCTTGTATGCTATCATGTCTTTTTTTGTAACTTCTTCATTTTCGATAAAATCAATGAACTTAGTGAGAACCAATTTATACTTGTTATATGTCGATTCAGTCTTTTCATCCATTATTTCTTCATCAATGAACTGTTCCAAATAACTGTTCATCATAGACTTTGTTATCTTGATGTTAATCCTTTTGAATTCCTCCGCCATATCTCTCAAATATTCCTCCTTTCCCTTTCATCTTTGTTTTTGACTCTCATTTGTACGTAGATGTAGTACATGTGATTTGTCTTGTTGTATCTAACCTCATGGGATAGATACTGCTTTGATTTGTAGTTGGAGTTCATAAATTGAGAAATCAATGAAGTATCACTTATCATTTTGCTGATTTTCTTCTTAGAGAACACTGTGTAACTTTTTCTTTCCACCGGTTGTTTCAAGTTTTTTGAAGATTTCCAGCGCTTCTTTCCTTTAGGATCTTTAGAGATATAATTGGCAATTCCTGTCAATCCAAATTCATCCGGTTCAAGTTCTTCTACTTCTGTCCTTGTTCCGTTTTTCCAAAGGTTTTTCATAACCTTTCTATCAATCCCTTTTTCTATCAGTAAATGATGATGCATTCTTATTTTCTTTTTAGGATCATACTCAGTTACATATATCCATTTTGCATTAGGAAGACCTGCTTTCTTTCTTCGGTAGTTGATTCTCCTAATATAATTGCGAACTTCTTTCTCACCTTCTTCAACTGTCGGTGGCAAGTTCTCATTACTGTAAGTTAAATGGATTGCCCAATCATCCAAATCAAAATTTGCGTTGATCAATCTAATGAGCCTCTTTCTAGAATTTTTCTCATTCAAGTTCTTTTGAGCTTTTTTCGATGGTTTTCTAGGAGGTTTATAATTTTCAATATCCTTCTTATTGAATGTTGGGTATATTTCTACTTCAAATTGATTTCCTGATTTAATTGTTTTTGTAGTGTAATGATGATCTATCTTGTTTGTTCTTAGCAGCTCTTCTATGTATTTATCTTTTAGACTGTCTATTGGTGTGTCATAAAAATTCTCATAATCATATTCTATTTCTCTATGTCTTCTTTTCGTTGACATGTTAATATCTATTACAAGCTTGATTAGGACACCCTTCCTACAGCTTTTCTATCGATTACATCTACACATTTTCAAATACATATGCTATAATCAATGTGTCGAGAAAAGTATTGGAAAGGTGTCGTCAATTATTTAATTGATGGCTTCTTTTTTTATGAGAATTTTTCAATAATAAAATCATGCATTTTATCATGATCCTCATTATTCAACGTGTCATTGACAGCCAAAAGAAAATTGACATTTCTAGCTCCAGTATTATAAAGAGCGAATGCGCATTTAGATAGTTCCTCTAAATCTTTATAACCATATTGCTCTACTACATCATCAAATGAAGTACCATCCTCAAATCTGTGTTCTCCATAATTCCAACCGGCAACCATGATTAAATAGTCTTTGAAAACATTCCTATACGTGTATCTTTTTTGTAACGCGTTGATACGATCAACCACATCATCTACACACTTCATATTTCTTTCTCCTTTCAAGTGAAAAAAAATAGGCTATTATTGAAAACATACAAATCTTTCACAAACTCTTCGTCGGTATTAATTTTTTTGGAGGTAATTTAAAATTAAACTTAATGTCAAATAATAGCCTATAGAGCTTATTTATCAGCTCTTAGCAAATATAGAGAAGAACATGGCTAGCAGCAGTTAAAGGAAGTCTCTATATTTGCTAAGAGACAACAAATGGTTATCTCTTAATTTAATATTTTTAAAAGCTTATCTAATATTTCATCTTTTCTTTCTTCATCTTTTTTCTCCATTCTTTCGATTAAAATTTCAGCAAATTCTTTTAAACAAACAGCAGCTGGTCTTAGCATTCTATCTAGTTCTTCGTTAGAGATTTCCAAATCTTCTAGAAGGTCTTTTGTTAATTGGCTGCCTTGGACTCTGCACTCAATTCCATCTTCGGATGTTGCTACTAATTCCATAGCAATCAAATGGATATCGGGTAATTCCCCCCCCCTCGTCTTTTAATTTTTGGATTATTGCATCTAATAACTCATTCATATTTAATTTCTCCTTTTCAAATAAACTTCTGTAACTTGTTTTTCCATCTTTGGACTTTCTACGAACACGTCTATCTTTCTGCCTTTGATAGCTCCTCCACAATCCTGCGCAACGTACTCATTCCCATTGATTAGGATAGTTGAGCCGTAGGGTATGATTGATGGGTCTACAGCTATCGTCTTTCCTTCCTTAGCAATAGCTCCTGTAGATGTTAAATTTCCGTATTGGTCTTCACCGGGCCAGTAGAATGTGATAGTAAACTGGCCAAGCGCTTTTCACTTGCTTAATTCTTCGACCTGTTTTTGAAGCTGGTCTCTTTCGACCTGCACACATTCGTACTTTGCTTGGATGGATGTATTTTCTTGAATGGTGTTTTGAGCTTCGTTTAATTTTTCTTTGTAAAGTGCCATTTGTTTGCTTTGCTCTTCATAAGCAGCTTGTGTAGCTCTTGATTGTGCATAACCTGCACCACCAAAAATAAGCGATGCTACAAATAAGGCTGAAAGCACTATTTGTCCATTTCTTGATAACTTCATATTGTAAAACCTCCTTAAATTAGCTATAATTTAGTTGATATGTTGTGCTGATACTTTCGTATCAGCCTTTTTATTTTGAAATGACAATCATATATTCTTCACATTGCAAATGGCCATTTCCAACTTGCCTTGTATAAAGCTTTGCTTCTATTCCAGTTCCTGCAAAAAGGGAATTCATTTCAGCGATTTTTCTTTCGGCATATTCCTTATCTCCATACCAGGGAATACTTGTTCTACCAGTAATTACTCTGCCTTTTTTATCTATTGGTGTAAGATCTGCAACTTCTAAATTCAAAGCATTTGCAATCTTACAAGCGATTAATAACTTACATTGAGAATTATCTCTATTGATAATTTCACTTATAGTTGAACGATGAACCCCACATTTCTTTGAAAAATCTTTGATTGTGTAATTTTGTTTGGCTATTTCCAATGCAACTTTCTTGCTGTCAAGCGTTACCATTTGAATCATATTTCCATTCCTCCTTTAAAAAGCTCTAACCAAAATTGCTAAACAATCAGCTACAAAACAACTTGCAGCAATAATTGTTACTAAACCTCTTGCTGTCATTTTTCATTCCTCATTGGTCTTTTAGATAAATAATTAGCTAGTTCATACCAGCTCTTTTTGTACCAGTCTCTACTTTTTTTAAGACAAATACAGACAACTATCAGCAAAACATTTGCTAATACTGAAAAATATAATAAAATCCATTCCATAACTTATCCTTTCTACTACTGACCACCCAGGAACCAATCTCCAACTAAAATGAAAAACCTGCTGTTTTGTTGTGATTTAAATGCAAATGATATAATTTTATAATTTAAGGAATCGATAAAAAATGGAGAGATTGATTCCTGGGCAGTCAGTAATTATCTAATTGTTTTTTTACATATTTCTTCTCTTTCTTTATAATTAAGTTATCGATACTGCAATATCGAAATCTAATTAGAAAGTGAGTTGAACTATGATGTGCTTTGAAAATATAATTAGTTTACTTAATGTAACTGTGCCTTTTATTACAGCTGTACTTTTAGCGTGGATAAACAATAGAACCAGTAAAAAACAAATCCAAACAGATACCCTACACAAAAGATTTGATGAATTTTATTTTCCATTTTATAGAAACTACATATCATTAAATCTTTGTTCTAAAGAGAATGAGCTATCGCATATGGATTTAGAAGTTATTGAAGAATTTACATATTTATGTATCAATAACATGTATTTAATGGATTCAAACAGTCAAAAATACGTTCCAAATTTATATGCAGCATATCTTGACTTAATTGAAATCAAATCAGATATTTCAACAGCATTAGATTTTGAACATCCCTTGCTAAAAGCGTTTGATAATATTTTTAATCCATTGACTAATTCAGTGTTTGAAGAATATAAATGTATATGTAATAAGTTACAATTACCAAAACCTGCACTTTAATTTGTAGGTTTTTTTTATCTTGTGAATAAACGCAAGATAAAACACATATAATCATTGGATAACAAATACAATAGATTCTTTTAATTGCCTCTACAGTGTTCATTGAATGTCCTTTCCTAAACTTTTTTGCTACTTTTAAATATTTTTTGATTGACCAAAATTTGCTTTGATCATAACGTCACTAGCCTTATGGATAGAAGAATTACTGTCACTGCTAAAGCAATAATCGCATTAGAATTATTTTTTATGGATTTTGTATTAATTGAAATTATTAATTCTAATTTTGTAATACGCTCATTGAGTTCTTGAATTCTTTCTTCAAGAGCCTTTTTTTCATTGTCCATCTTGTTTCTCCTTTCTCATAAATTTTATTTACGAATGAAATTAATCACCGAAATAACAAAAGAAATTGTTGATAGTATTACAGCAAATATTTTGATACTCATTACTGAATTGCTTTATAGTGATATAACTGCGATATCTGATGAAAAAGTTAAAGCTAAGAAAGAGTAATTAAATTTGCTCTTTTTCTTTTCGAGGATCTTTATCAAATAGAAGATGATAGTTCCCCTCTCTATCTTTTTCGTAGTAAAGCTCTACAAGTCTACACACATCTTCTTTAGTTCCTTTGCCTCTTAAAACAGTTACAACTAACAATGTTCTTTCCTCAACATTGTCTACTCTTTCACATTTTCGATTTTCAACATTTTTTCCTACCAT